GATGCAGATGGCGATCGAGCGCGTGGCGCCGGCCCGGCTCTTCGCCGAGATCGGTGCGCAGGCCGCTGGCGCTACCGGCGACGGCGGGCGCCCGACCGTCACGATCAACATCACCCCGGCGACACCCCCGACGTTCGCCGGCAACACCATCACCGTGTCACCCGTAACCGAAGGAGCGAGCGAATGACAAGCAAAGCCGAGCTGAGACTGGAAGTGAACGAGCTTTGGGACGAGGTCGAGCGGCTGCGCGACGATGTCGCGGCGCTGCGGTTCGAGAAGCCGGTCGTGCTCGAAACGTCCCCGTTCCCGCCCTTTGGCGGTCTCGACGTGGACGAGACCTGGGTCGACGAGGCGATCGAGGAAGACGAGGGCGACTGCGACTGCGGCGCTTTCGACTGCGACTGCGACGTCGAGCCCCTGGTCATCAACGTGGTGCTCGACGACGACGAGGAAGACGAGGAAGACGAAGACGTGGTCGAGGTCGACGAGATCAGCGAGCTTGTGGAAGAGGAGGCCGACACGCTCCTCTACATGGCGGAGCGGCTGCGTCAGTACGTGCCGCAGTGCCGCGACCGGGACATCGCGCTCGTGAGGCTCGACGAGGCACGCCTCTGGCTGAAGGAGCTGATCTAACATGGACCCGAAGATCGCAGAGCGTTTCGTGGACAAGCCGATGCCTACCGATATGCGCTACTTCCGCTGCCTGACGGGCGGCCCGCACGCGCCGCTCCTCAAGCTGGAGTATTGGGAGGCGGAGGAAATGAAGGGGCACCCGGAATACGAGGAGGTGACCGCGGACGGCGAGCGTGTCGCCGACGTGGCGCGCGAGAACGCGCCGAACCGCATCCGCTTCGATCCGCCCGTCCCGCCCACGCCGCGGCGCCCCGTGCTCGGCGTGCCGAAGAAGAAGTAACACATGGCCGACCTTGACTTCAAGCTGCACCCCGCACAGCTTGAGATCATGCAGTGCCCTGCCCGCTTCGTTGTGTGCGCGGCGGGCAGGCGCTTCGGCAAGAGCTACCTTGCTACTGTACGGGCGATCATCAAGGCGCTCGACCCGCGCAACGCGCGCGGGCTGCCCGTGTGGATCGTCGGCCCGACGCAGCAACAGACGCGGGAAATCTATTGGGACTTGCTCCTCCGCTTGACCGATCCGATCCGTGTTGCTCACCATATCAACGACGGGTACGTCACGCTGGAGGGCGGTCTGAAGGTGCACCTCAAGGGCTCGGACCGGCCGGACACGTTGCGCGGCCCTGGCCTCTACGACGTCACGATCGACGAGTTCGCGGACATCAAGCCGAACACGTGGACGGAGATCATCCGGCCGATGCTCGCGGACGTGAAGGGCACTGCGCTCATCATCGGCACGCCGAAGCTGCGCAACCACTTCTACAAGATCCTGCAGGAGGCGCTCTTCGACACGACCGGAGAGTGGGCCGCGTTCCAGTACCGCACGATCGACAACCCGTTCATTGACCCGGCCGAGGTCGAGGCGGCCCGCCGCGACATGAGCGAGAGCGAGTTCCGCCAGGAGTTCCTCGCGAGCTTCGAGACTGGCGGCAGCGACCTGTTCAAGCTGGAGCAGATCAAGTACCGCGAAGAGCCACCGACCAAGACGGACAAGGGTGATTGGGTCGTGGCGATCGACTTGGCTGGCTTCGAGGAGGTGAAGGTCGCCAACACCTCGCGGCTGCGCAAGCTCGATCAGACCGTCATCATGCCGGTCTTCATCTATGACGACGGCCGCCGCTGGGTCCGCGCCCCCGCCATGGGGCGGTGGGGCGTGAAGGAAACAGCAGAGCGCATCGTGCAGGTCATCAACGAGGTGAAGCCCGCCCGCTACGGAATTGAGAAGGGCGCCCTCTTCAATGCAGTGATGCCGTACGTCGACGAAGAGTGCGGCCGTCGCAAGATGATGCCGCTCAGCAACAACTGCGCCGAGCTGTCGCACGAGAACCGGAGCAAGGTCTCGCGCGTCACGTGGGCGCTGCAGGGTCGGCTAGAGCGCGGCGAGTACGAGTTCCAGCCCGGCCCGTGGACGCGTGAGCTGGAGGATCAGGTCACGCACTTCCCCTCGAAGTGGATACACGATGACATCCCTGACGCGATTGCGTACGCTGAGCAACTGGCGGAAGGTATGGCATGCGCAGCCTTTGACGATTTCGACTTCTCAAAGCCGTACTGGACGCCGAACAACCGGCGCGTCGGCTACTGATCGGAGATACAGCTCATGAACCCGCTCCTGGACACGAACAAAGCCGTGATGCTCGACGACGATCGCGACGAGCTTGTCCCGCTCGACGTCGACCAGGGGCCGAAGCCCGCGGATGAATTGCAGCCGCTCGCTGAATGGATTCTCACGCGCCTGGACGCGTGGCGCGGCTACCGCGACAGCAACTTCGCCGAAGAGTGGGACGAGTGCGAGCGCCTATGGCTCTCGATCTACTCGGACGCCGACAAGCTGCGCAAGTCCGAGCGCTCGAAGATCATGACGCCGGCCCTGGCCGAGGCGATCGAGAACTGCGTCGCCGAGGTCGAGGAGGCGGTCTTCGGTCGCGGCGGCGACTTCTTCGACATGACGGCCGGCGCGCAGGACAACGAGGTCCACAAGGTCGCCACCGAGCGCAACAAGATTTCGCTCAAGGAAGACCTGTCGCAGATCGACTACATCCCCGAGCTGGGCGAGTGCCTCATCAACGGCGCTGTGTACGGCACCGGCATCGGCGAGATCCTCACGAAGAGCATCATCGCGCGCGAGATCGGCGCCATCATGACCGAAGCCGGCCCGGTCCCGCAGAGGGTCGAGCGCAAGAAGCTGCAGAGCGTGATGCGCTCCGTGAACCCGCGCAACTTCCTGATCGACCCGAACGCGAAGAAGATCGAAGACCTGCACGGGGTGCACGACGGCGCCCTCGGGTGCGCGATCGAGGAGTACGTCGGGACGCATATCATCAACGACGGCATGAAGCGCGGCGACTACCGCAAGGTGGACATCGCGCTCGACAGCGGCGACCAGGAAATCCTGCCGGACCGACAGCAGACCGACGAGTACAACCGCGACAAGACGCACGTGTACCGCTACTACGGGCTTGTGCCGCGCAACCTGCTCTTCCCGCCCGAGACGACCACGGACCTGTTCGGCAATGTCGAGGAGGTCGAGCCCCAGGTGCCGAGCGATGAGGAGACCGTCGAGAGTGAGATGGTCGAGGCGATCGTCGTCATCGCGAACAAGAGCACGGTGCTCAAGGCGGTCGAGAACCCGAACCTCATGCAGGACCGCAACGTCGTCGCGTTCCAATGGGACGTCATCCCTGGGCGCTTCTGGGGCCGCGGCGTCGGCAAGAAGGGCTCGGGCGTGCAGCTCCTGCTCGACGCCGAGTTCCGCGCACGCATGGACGCGCTCGCGTTCTCGCAGGCCCCGCTCATGGGGATCGACGCGTCGCGCCTGCCGCGAGGCTTCAAGCTCGAAGTCTTCCCCGGCAACAGCATCCCGACCAACGGCGACCCGTCGACCGCTCTCAAGCCGTTCAAGTTCGGCGAAGTGGATCAGAACACGTACCAACAGGCCGACGCGCTCGACAAGATGCTGCAGCGTGCGACCGGCTCGCTCGACACCGTCGCGATGGCGCAGGCCGGCGCGAGCGGCGAGGCGCGCACTGGCGCGGTCAGCATGTCGCTCTCCGGCATCATGAAGCGCCACAAGCGCACGCTTATGCGATTCATCGACGGGCTGCTCGTGCCGTCGCTGCGCAAGCTCATGTGGCGCAACATGCAGTACCAAAACCCGCGCTACGTGCCGCTCAACTTCACGTTCAAGGCGACGAACACGATCGGCATCATGCAGCGCGAATACGAGGCGCAGTCGATCACGCAACTGATGCAGACGATTCAACCGGGCTCGAAAGAGTACCTGCTCCTGCTCAAGGGCGCGGTGCTCAACACCGGGCTGCAGAACCGCCACGAGATCGTGAAGGCGATCGACGAGACGCTGCAGGCGCTCTCGCAGCCGGTGGGCGCGGAACCGCCCCCGGCGCAGGAAGACCCGCAGATCCTGCAGATGAAGCTGCAGGCGATGATGGCCGAGATCGAGAAGACCAAGGCTGAGGTTCAGAACCTCGCCTCGACCACGCGACTGAACACGGTCAAGGCGGAGGAGATGCAGCAACAGGCCGAGCTGCAGGCGCTGCAGATTGCGTCGAAGGGCATCTATGCGATCGAAGACCCGAAGGCGCAGGAAGCAGTGTTCGAGCAGCGCCTGAAGCTGGCGCAGCTCGCGCTGCAGAAGCAGGACATCGAGAGCAACGAGCGCATCGCAGAGAAGCAGATGGGCGCATCGAACGCGGCGAGGATGGCAGAGCTGGCGCAGAAGGAGCGCGAGCTGTCGCTGAAGATGGAAGCTGCGGAGCGCGATCGGCTGAGCGAGCAGATGAAGGTGCTCATGTCGAAGAAGAGGCGCGTGAAGAAGAACCCCGACGGCTCTTTCGAGATGGAATTGCTTGATGAGACGGGGCCGACGCCGGCTCCAAGTAAGCCGGCCACCCCGGTTCAACCTAAACCCACGAAGGAGTAAACCATGGCGACCATCACGAAGTACAACCTGTTCCTCAAGGGGATGTTCAACGGCACGGCGAACGCAGTGATCGACTTCGACACGGACACGATCAAGGTCGCCCTGGCGACGGCGAGCTACTCCCCGAGCGCGACCACGCACGACTTCTTCGACGACATCACGAACGAGGTGACCGGCACCAACTACGTCGCTGGCGGCGCGGAGATCACGACCAAGACCTTGAACGAATCGGGCGGCACGGTCACGTTCGATGGCGACAGCCCGACGTGGTCGCAGAGCGGCTCCGGCTTCAGCACCGCGCGGTACGCGATCATCTACAAGAGCACGGGCACCGCCGCCACGAGCCGGCTCATCGGCTACATCGACATGACGAGCGACAAGGGCAACGTGGCTGGCGACTTCACGATCTCGTGGGCCGGCACCGGCGTCTTCACTGTCGCGTAAGAAGATGGCTAACGCTATTGTCACGATCTACGTGCAACTGATCGACGGCGCCTCGCTGCCCGCGGCGAACGCTGTCGATCAGTTGAAGAGCACGCTCCGGTCCGCAATCAAGACGCGGACCGGAGCGGGCACCGTGAAGATATCGGAGGTGACGGTGTCGGTCGACGACGGGGTGCAGCACATTCACCGCAACGACACGGGCTTCTCATGACATTGCACGTACCTTCATTCGGCAGGCTGGAGTCGGTCTATTACAACGACTCCTACCCTGTCAGCACCTCGGCCGGTGTTTCGATCACGCCCGGCACGAGCAGCGCGGAGGGCTCGTGGACCGCGAGCGGGCTCGGTGCGCTCAGCGAGGATATCTTCGGCTGGCTCGTGACCGTGGCCGGAATGTCCTACGCGGGGCAGAACAACACGTGCCTCCTGGACATGGGCGTCGACCCCGCGGGCGGCACCTCATACACGGCTGTCCTCTCCGACCTGCACTGCGGGAACGGCAACACGAACAGCGGCAGCGATGAGCCGACGTACGTGTTCCCGCTCCGCGTGCCGTCCGGCGCCACGGTGGGCTTTCGAGCTAGCCTCGTCGGGGCCACCGCGCCGACGACAGCGGCACGCTTGGTCGTGGCCGCGTACGGGAAGCCGCAGGACGCAGAGAGCTTCCCGATCTGCACGCACGCGGAGAGCTTCCGCGCCGACTACACGCTCGGGAACGCCACGTGGGGCTCGTGGGCCTCGCTCGGCACCCTCACGTACCCGGCGAAGTGGATACAGTTCGGCATCGGGTGCCAGCAGAGCACGATGACAACGGAGACGCACTACACGGAGTTCGCGGTCGGCGACGGGTCCAACTACAAGACGCTCGGGCGCATGACGAGTCTCGGCAATACATCGGAAGCCTATAACGGACTGACCGGCTCCGAGAACTTCATGCCGTGGCGCTGCGCGGTGAACCTCCCGATCGGCGCCGTGCTCTACGTTCGTGGGCGTAGCAGCGACGCGCCCGACGGCACGTGCAACGCGAACGCCGCCGTGTTCGGGTAAGGGGGCAACCGATGCTGCACATACCAACATTCCCCGGCAGATGCGAGTCGGTTTATTACAACGACTCGACACCCGTGTGGGGTTCGAGAGGCGTCTCGGTTATACCCGGCGCAAGCTACGCCGATGGCTCGTGGACAGCGAGCGGGCTCGGTGCGCTGACCGAAGACATTTACGCGCTCGACGTCAAGTTCTACAACTCGGCGGTGGCGACGTGGGGCAGCTACACGACGTTCGACATAGGGATCGACCTTGCGGGCGGCACCTCATACACGGAGAAGCTCATAGACGTACTCGGTGGGCTGGGTAGCACGACGTCGGGGCTCCCCGCTGGATGCGTATACACGTTCCCGTACTTCATCCCGTCTGGCGCAACTCTCGGTATTCGCGCCGCTGCGATGGCGTCCTCCCCCGGCACGTGCTACTGCACCATCACAGCGTACGGCAAGCCGGCGGTGTCGCACCTGTTCCCGAAGTGCACGCGCATCGAAGGCCGCAGCGCCTCGATCACGCCAGGGAACGCGGGGTGGGGCTCGTGGGTCTCGATCGGGGCGGTCCTTGATTACCCCGGCAAGTGGCTGCAGTCCAATTACGACATCGCGGGCGGCACGGTGACAGCGGAGACGACCTACTTTCAGGTCGCGGTCGGTGACGCGACCAACAAGGAAGTGCTGCAGCAGCTCGCGCACCTGGGGAACACGAGCGAGTACCGTCTGTACCAGTATCGCAACGAGAACCTCGTCCCGTGGAGGGCCGGCGTCCAATTGCCGGCCGGCGCGCAACTTTACGCCAGGGCTCGAACCAACAACAGCCCTGACACCGGCTACTACATCGGCGCACACGTATTCGGATAGGAGCGAAAGATGGCGATCACCCAACTGTACAACGTGAGCGAGACGGTCAGCACGACCGAGTGGAGCTTCACGACCGATACGAGCGGCCCCGACACGGACACGACCGACGGCATCTTCCAGATGTTCCTCGACGTGAACGCACTGGCGGCCGGCGACATCTATCAGATCAGTATCTACGAGAAGATCGGCGACAGCGGCGACACGCAGCGGCTCGTGTACCGCGACGTGCTCAGCGGCGCGCAGGCGCAGCCGATCTGGGTCTCGCCCTCTCTCGTCCTGATGCACGGATGGGATCTCACCGTGAAGAAACTGAGCGGCACCGATCGCGCGATCGAAGGTTCCGTGCGGCAACTCACGTAAGGGAGTAAGCCGTGGGCTGGCTCTTCTCGCCACTAAAGACTGGCGGCACGACGGCCGAAACCGTCAGTGTCGACACGAAGAGCTTTGCTCTCACGTACGGCGCTGCGACGATCAACGCCCGGACCAAGATCAGCGTCGACACGAAGAGCTTCGCTCTCACGTACGGCGCAGCGAACG